AGAGAAATGTTTAATTTGTTCGTCTGAATTTTATGCTCCAAAAATTAGATTTGCAACTGCTAAATATTGCTCAAGAAAATGTACATCAATAGCAAACCCACAAAATACAGAGAAGGCAAGAAGTAATAGCCCATTGATGAAAAGAGCAGGATTATCTGAACCTAAAAAATATGTAGTCATTAGAGTAAATGGAAAACAAGTTAGAGAACATAGATATGTTATGGAGCAACATCTAGGAAGAAAACTTGATAAACATGAACATGTACATCACATAAATGGAAATGCTATTGACAATAGAATTGAAAATTTACAAGTTTTAACCAATTCTGAACATCAGAAACTTGAACTTAGTATTTTTTCGTCTTTGTTGGCTTAGAAACTCCAGCAGAACTTAGGGCAATTGCAACTGCTTGGCGACGAGACTTGACAACCTTACCACCCTTGCCTGAGTGCAACTCACCCGCCTTGTACTCACGCATGACTTTGCTAATCTTGGCTTGTGCTTTGGTCTTTTTCATTTACCACGACCTGTTTTCTTCATCATGTTGGTTGCGGTGCGCTGACCACGCATAGGCATAGCCTTTGGCTTACCAACAGCAACCATAATGGTCACAGGAAGACCCTTTTTCTTGCCATACTCTTTAGCCTCTTTCTCGCCCTTTTCAGAGTAAGCAAACTTCTTTTTTCCGACCATAGGCATAGGATTTCCCCTTATCTAAGTAGTTTTCCAGCAACAAACGTGATTACGCCACCAGCCATAGAAGCGATGGTCATACCCATCCAAAATCCACCTTTTGACTTGTTTGCCAACTCAAGGAGAGCCTTGACATCATTAGCCAATTGGTGAACTTCCACTTGCAGAGCCTCAACTTGGGCTTCTATTCTGCCAAAATCTCTCGCATCAATATCACTCATAACTGTTCCTTACGGGGTCTACCCATAGGTTTCTTCAAAGTTAATGTCTGCCTTGTTCCATCATTACGCTCAACCTCCACAACAGCAGAAGTATCAACCTCCGTGTATTCGGGATGGGTTTTCATGGTTTTAATGTCGTAGTCATCTCTGAACTCAACAACATTACCTGATTGATTGCATCTGAACAAAGCCATTTAATTCCTTAATGAAGAAAGGGGGGACAAGTCCCCCCGATCCTTACACCATACGGACAATAATAATGTCCATAGTGGCTGATGCCAAGTCTGCTGTAGAACCTGACTCGTTTTGGATGCGGAACTTAACTGTATTGGCGGCTGAGACATAACCTGTCACAGTCAAACCAACCAAATCCACAGCCAAAGATGCACAAAGAACCATGTCACCCAAGGCAACGCCTGGAACTGTTACATCATCTGTTTCACCAGCGCCATCAACTAATGAGCCAGCATTTAAAGTACAAACAACTGACCAAGTATCAGAGAATAAACCCCGAAAACTGTCATTGCCTCTACGTGTCACAACTGCACTTGCTGTTGCCATAATAATTTCTCCTAATTAAGTTAAAAAAGTCCCCCCACCACTAGGGCAGGGGGCGCAACTGCAATTAGGCTGGTACTGCCAAAGCAAACGCAGATGAGGACAAAGCCGCACCAGTAGTAGCCGCTGTGCGAACTGCCTTCACTCCATACAGAGTGTCAGAAGTGAACAATGTAGCAAGGTATTCTTGCTTGTATTGCACTTGTGAACGAACAGCAATTTGCTCAACTAGAACCATAGCATCACGATGACCCATCAAGCAAATACGGTCTGTGGTGGAGTTGCCAGCACCAGTATCAGCATTTGAAGTGGTAAACACAGGGATACCATAGAGTTGACCAATTTCACCATTGCGGATTGCATCTCCATTGCCCACAAATGCTTGCTCTGTATAACGAGCCAAGCCCATAAGCGTGTTACGGCTTGAGGGTGGGATGATGAAGAAGCGACCATCCATAGGAGTGTCATTGTCATCAAGGCGTTGGATGGTTCTGCGGATAGCGGCATCTGTCAATGCAGAAGCATTGCTAGTTGTGCTGTTATAAGCAGTAGTGCCATCACCACCAATGAAAGCCTTAGTAGTTGTATTGCTTGTCGCATAGTCATTTGTTCCCACAGTTGCGCCATTGAAAGCACGACCCAATTGGATCAAATCAGTATCGACTTGTTTAGCCAAGGCATAGCCAGCGTCTGCTGTGTAGAAGTTACGCAAACTGTTTAAGGCTTGGGCTTCTACGATGTCTTCGATCAAACGGCTATATTCATAGTGTTTGTTGATAGACACTTGCACTTCAGTCTCTGTGGCGGCAATCAAAGTGACTGCTGTCTCAGCGGCTTTTAGTGATGCTGAACCACGGGTAGGTGCAGGGATATGAACCACATCGCCCTTCTTACCCTTAAAGTTCATCTTCATTACCGCATTAGCGACAACGAGGTTCTTTTTGTAGGCGGCAATAATCTCATCACTCCAAATTTCAGGAATAAACGTTGCCGAGGTGGTGGTTGTGACCGAATTGGTCGGGCTAAATGCTGTTGCCATGTTAAATCTCCAAAAAACGATAGGTTAATTACTTAACCCGTCCATCTGCGTATGCTTGCATGATTTCCTCACTCAAAGCATCGTATCTGTTCGGGTCTGTCATCTTCAGCCGAATAAGGTCAGCCCTTCGATAAACTCTCTTTGAACTCTCCCCAGAACCGCCTACATCCACAGTTGCCGCCTTCAAGTTATTCTTACGGGTTGTCTCTCCAGACTCACTCGCTTGCTTAACCTTCACGCCTCTCAACTGTTTAAATGTTGACAACAACTCGTTAGCACTATCGTAGTCAAATGCGCCATCCGCCTTCGCAAACAAGTCTAGGCGAACAGGTGAGGATTTCACCCAATTCACAAAGTCTTGGTCTTGAACAATCTGCACATAGTCAGGATGTTCTTGCGTTAACTTCTGCTGTATCTGCATCCTCTTGAAGTCGTTTGCCGCTTGGCGACCCGCAACTACATCGGGATGTTGGTCTACTGTCTTACGAATTGCCTCTTTAGGATTCTCAAAGAAATCTACTTCAGGCTCACTTTGCTCAATAGGTTGTTTGTTAGAACTAAGGTTTTGCTTTATAAGTTCATCTGCCAGTTTACGAATCTCACCGACTTCCTTACCTTGCCTCTCGATTAACTTTTCAGCCTCAAGGTGCATTTTGACCACATCTTCCAAAGACTTTTCCCGATATTTGTCGGGTATTTGGGCGAGTGGCTCTGTTTCAGGGAGTTGTTTTTGTTCCTCAACTGCGTCTAACTCACTTAGCGTCTCATCTTCTTTGTCAATCAACATATTTTTCCTTTTTCCTGCGTTTTGATCGTTCTCAGGACATTTAACTCGCTCTTGTTACGAGTTTTGCTTACGTTCAGACTTCAACTTGTCAAGATGGCTTTTCTCGAACTTCCCATGCGCTGACGGGAAAGAACCAGACCACCCTTCCAACCTAAAGGCTGGCGCACTTAATATGCGGTTGGCTGTATCTCCGCACTCACACCTAAAACTCTGTGTCTCATAATCACAGAATCTTTCGGTTTTATGCCCGTTTTCACAGGCAAATTCAAATATTCTTCTCATTCAATTCCTCGTATGCTCTTTCGCTGACCTCTTTCAAGGTTCTCAGCCATGTCAGAATTGACAACTCGCCCTTTTTAAAGTGCAAAGTCGCTTCGTCAGGGATTGTACTGATATTGTTCAATGATGCAATCATGTTGTCAATATCTTCCATTAAGTCAAGCCATCCATCAGTTCCCATCGTAGAGAACCGATTTTCGTAGTATTTTTGTAGTTCAGGGGTCATTTTGGATATTTAGCCTTCACCGCTTGGCAGTCGGCTATGTATTTGTTAATCTGTGCTTGGTCGCCTTTAACCACTCCGTCAATGTAATCAATCACATTTGGATATTCCGCTTGGCGTTTGGCTATGTAGGCATGAGCATCAATGTAGGCTTGAACTGCTGTTTCGTCATAGATAACGGGATTGCCATCAGCGTCAAAGGCATCATCACCACGAATAGTAGCCACATTTGTATGCGTTGCGTATATTGCTTGATGTTTTTTCATGCCGCAATCTCCATTAAAGTAATTGTTGAAACATCATTGTTTGCTTGAACATATACATACGAAGCATTAACTTCATTTCTAAATTGACACTTATATGTCGTTGCTGAAGTAGTTGCTGGAGAATCTAAATAATTAGTAACACCAGATGGCACAATTAAACCAAGAAGAGAATTCGTATATCCCGCATATCGATTAAATGTAATTAAATCTGTTGAATTTCTAACTAACTTTAACGCACAAGCATTTCCTGAATTTCCTGCGCCTTTTTCAATGCCATTTACAGTAGCAATTACCAATATTTTGCTTGTTGCAAACTTAGGAGTAATTGTTGCAGTTAATGTTGTATCAGAAAAAGTAGTTGTGTTGTTACTCGTTGAAGTAGAAGTAGTAGCATTAACCACTTGCAAAACTTGACCCGCACTAGCCTGAGTAGTGCTATTTGGGAATGTGATACCAGCCGTTCCATCAATGATTACAGTCAATTTATTCCCCTTTGGGTGAAGAACTCACCATGATATTTGCGTCTTGCTTCTTCAGCAACTAAACCCGCAAGTTCTACATCTTCATAAGAGCCAAAAAACTTAGTCTTTTTGTTTATTGTTATGTATATAGTCCAGTTATTTCGCTCTTCGTTGTAAAACACATTTCTATACCCACTCTTATTTTTGTTTTTATAAACAGAATTAAAGTTGTTTTTAGAAGAATCTGTTTCTCGTAAGTTTTCTATTGCGTTATTTGTTCCGTTTCCATCAATATGGTCAATCATTTTTGGCAAATATCCGTGGTGCATTAGAAACACAATTCTATGAACACTAAATTGTTTTCCTTTTATGTCTACTCTTTTGTAACCATGCCCGCTATCAAAGCCAACAACTTTACCGATATTTTGTTTTTGTACTGGATTTTTCCAATACAGGTTTCCATCCTTGTATTCAAACAAGTGGTTTGCTGTTTCTACTGTTAAAGTATTCATCTTTGCTCGATTGCCACGATTCGGGCGGTTAGTGCGTTGATTGTTTCGGCTTGTGTGTCGTTTATTGCTTTTAGTTCTTGGATTGACTTCATCAATGCGTATTGCAGGTCAGTCTGGTAGATAGACAAGCGCATCTTTTCTGGTTGGTCTTTACCAGCCCAGTTGCTCTCCATTACCAACTCAGGGCAAACCGCTTGCACATCTTGAGCAATAGCACCAAGGTTTAAGTCTGTATCAGTTTGGTCATTAAACAAAAATGTTTTAACTGGAATCTGACAAATTTTGTCTAAATAGTTTGGCGCAAGTTCAATGTTTTTCTTTTCCCGTTGGTCAGAAAGATTTGCGTTATTTGCTTGATAATTTGCCAAACCACCATTTGAATAAAACTTTGCTCTTGCTCCACCTGTATCAGCACAATCTAAAAACTGATTTGAAGTTCCATTTGGCGCTGACGCAGTATAGGTAATTGCTATCCCGTAAGCACTGCTACTTGCTGTATTAACTATTTGAGCAACATAATCGCCAACATTGTTTTTGTAAAATCTATGATACGCAGATGAGCCACTATAGCCCACCAGCAAGTTACCGCTAGAGTCGATACGCATACTCTCCGTACCAGAACCGCCTGAATCTGCACCTGTAAAGACTTTTACAATACTTCCTTCTAAAATCATGTCCCTAATATTATTATTGGTAGCGTGTTGACTACGAATAACTAAAGAATCATCAACCCCTGGGTCACGAACATAAAAGTCCATTCTGCGAATAGAAGTAGGCAAAATAGATAGTGTTTTTACAGGCGTTCCACCTATGCCAACTTGCTGACTAGCATCAACAGTAATCGCAGTAGTTCCCGCAGTTTGTAGTGCCAATATGCCAGAGTTATCGCTAGTAGCAATAAAGCCACCAGCACCAGCAGTAGATGCGTTTAGGGTAGTGGTCATTTAGACAATCCTTTGTGCCGCTACTTGTGCTTGGTAAGTCGCTACAACATCTTCAGTCCATGCGGCATTACATATTGCCACCACATTGGCTGGTTGACCAGTTAAGTCTTGTGCTGGTGTTAGGCTTGTACGATGGAATGTTTGCGCTATCTGCTCACCATCTTTTAGGATGCGTGTTGCTTCCCGATACAAGACTATGCCGTTTTCGGTGACTGTGATTTGGTCTACTGTTTTGGTTTCTGTGAGTGCCATTTGGTTTCCTTTGAGTTAAGTGTCTGACTAACAAATCCATGCTAGTTAATTAAACATAATAAAAGCCTGATATGTTAATAAATTTTGTTGAGTATGTAACATTAGTTACATCAGCGTTTCCATTTGTGTTAATGGCAATTTGTGTAGTGTTATTAAGATAAGCAAAATTATCACTTCGTAATGCATTTGTTTGTGCAATAGAAGCGGCACTTACATTGTTTGCACTATCTTTTACTGTAAATGGCAATCCACCAAATTTTGCTGAAGCGGTGCTTGCCGTTGTTGGAAAGGTTATTGCACAAGAAACATAAACAACATTTCCTATTTTTGTGTAAAAAGCCTCGGTTGAAGTAAAACTTAATCCAGCACCAGATGCGTCAATAGGTGTCCAAGTTCCTTCCTCATAATCATCCAATGTGTTTGCGTCAGATGATGCTGATTGGGTTGCGGGGAAAGTAACGCCAGCACCGCTTGCCGATGCAGTTGCACCGCCCACCCCAATAGTTGAAGCAAAAGAAGGTGTAGTTAATGTTGCCAATGTTGCGGTAGTTGCTGGCAAAGTCAACACGCTAGAACCAGACACGGCTGGTGCTTGTAGCGTTATTGTTCCGCTTGTGTCTCCAGCAATAATTACTTGACTCATGCTTATCCTTTAAAGAACAACCCAACGCTGACCAGATGTGACTGTTACCGCCTGACCGCTTGCCACAGTTATCGGGCCAACAGAGAATCCGTTATTACCACTAGCAATCGTATAACTTGCACTTACTGTCGTACTCATCAAAGAAATTCCATTAGTAGCAATAGGTGCTGGCGCACTTAACTCACCCGTACTTGGTTTATACAAATACTTGGTGTTACCCGTATAGATCGTTGTAGGCGTACCAGAGGTAGCCGCCGCAAACAATGGATACAGGTTTGTCGATGTAGTCGTATCGTTGCTAATGCTTGCACCAGCCGTACCATTTGCCGCAGAAGTAACACGCCCATAGGTATCCACAGTAATGTTGGTCGCTGTGTAACTACCCGCAGTCACTCCACTTGTTGCCAATGCAACAGTACCACTCGTTGTGATCGTGCCACCAGTTAAGCCTGTGCCAGCAGTTACAGATGTAACAGTTCCCGTAAACGCATCGTTGGAAGTAACTGTAAAGTTGGGATAAGTCCCACTTATGCTAGTTGTGCCTGCTCCCGTCAATGCAACAGTCTGATCTGGTGCAGAGTTAGTGATCGTAAAGTTAGGATAAGTGCCACTTGTGCTAATCCCTGTGCCAGCAGTCAACGCAACTGTTTGGTCAGGCGCAGAGTTGGTGATAGTGAAGTTAGGATAAGTTCCTGATGTGCTGATACCAGTACTAGCAGTCAGGCTCACAGTCTGATCTGGTGCGCTATTGGTAATCGTGAAGTTGGGGTATGTGCCACTCGTTGAGATGCCTGTGCTTGCAGTCAGCGAAACAGTCTGATCAGGAGCAGAGTTTGTAATTGTTAGAGTGCCACTTGATGTAATTGGGCTACCTGTAATGCTGATGCCTGTTCCAGCCGTAGCTGCCACACTTGTCACAGTTCCAACCGATACCGCACCAGTTTGTCCGTTAACAGAAGTAACTAGGTTGCTCTGGTCAATCTTTTGCCAATTAGTCCCATTAAACAGTAACCAATCGCCAATTTGCCAATCGGTAATGCCATCTAAGTTGGTGCTTCCTGCCGTTGCAACTATGTAGTAGTAGCCATTTACGCCCACTCCACTCGCCAATGTAGGTGTGTTAGTAGATGCGTTCCATGTGCCTTGGTAACTCAGTCCACCAGCGACAGATGCCCAAGAAGTTGATGTTCCATTGGTTGTCAAGAACTTACCTGAGTTTCCTGTTTGACTAGGAATCAGGTTTGTTATCTGTGTTTGTAGGGAGGCTAGAGTATCAAGGACAGACTGAGAAGTGCCGCCACCATTAGTAATGACTTTGATACGTTCCGCAAGATCAGGAGCAACAACTTCACCAACATTGAGTTCAACACCACTAGACAAGCCAATGACAAGGCTACCATCAAAATCGATACGAGCAAAGGAGACACCAATACCATCAATCCCGTCCACTCCATCACGCCCATCTCGACCATTTTCGCCTTTAACTCCTTGAACGCCTTGCTTTCCATCACGTCCATCTTTTCCATTCTTGCCATCCCTTCCATCTTTTCCGTCTTTTCCGTCTTTAATGGAGGCAACTCGCTTCTCTAGTGTGTTTCCCACTAAGTCATAACGAGATTGAATGTCGGCTTCAATTTTCTTTAAGGCATCAATAACTAGGTTGACGTTCTCACCAATGCGTTGCTTTTGAACCTCTTTTGACTTGGCAATAGATAACTGAATAGCGTCAAGTGCCGCCTTCTTCTCAGCATCCGTCATGTCTTCTAGGTTTGGAATGATGTCACTCATCTTCTTAGGCTCCCAGATAACTCTTCAAGAAAGTCATTCTCGACTTTTGCAAGGTTTTCTTGTTTATTCGCCATCTGTAACTCAACAATTTTGCTCTTATTCTTGATGTCTGCTTCTTTGAGCATCAATTCAGCAATCTTAACCCTTTTATCAAACTCTCTTTGGTTAGCATCCGCCTCACTTGGCAAATTCTTGGTCAAAGATGCACTCATTTTGGCTTGCACCTCTTGCGGCATCAACTGAGCCTCGACAGACAACTTGGTAGCCTCTGCACGATTCTGTTCTGCCTGAGTAGTCTGAACTGCAATCTGTGCTTGAGCCGCTTGCAGAGCCAATTGTTGTTGCACTTGTTGCAGTTGTTGTGCTTCTGGGTCAGGTTGACTCATCTTCTCCAACATAGCAATCAGTTCCATCCTGTTAGACAGACTTGAATTAGCCAAAATGCC